CTTGCGAATGCAGGCGACATCCAAACTGCAAGGTACGTAGAAAGTTCATACGGAATTTCATTTGAAGAGTACATAGCTGCAGCCGAAGCTGGCGATGGAAATGTATGGTCAGAAGGAGACGGTGAGGGTAATGCCTACTATAGACGCGAAGTAATATTTGAAGGTTATATTCGCGAACGGTATTTAACTCTTAGAGAAATAAGTAGTTTGCGTCGTTTTACCCAATTACAAACCATAAGCGGTGCTGCTGGTACGGGCAACGATATTTTTTATACAAAAGCTTTAGCTCGAATTGAAACTGCAAGATATGAAACAATGTCAGCTTGTCATATCGTAGATATGGCGCTAAAAGCATCTGTGTATAAACGCATAAGCGGTCGTCAAACTGAGTATGGCAGTGAGCGCCGAGGTGGCTATCCAGTTAATGACAACGGATTAAAATCACGTGTATCGATGTTTAAACTTCGCTACAAAGAAATTGGCCAGACAAATTACGTAACAGCTCCTGGTATTTTTGCTGTTCGTAGAGCTGCTGATAATGACAATTTTGTCTACATTAAATTTAATAGCGGCTTGACCACGGCAACTAGTGCAACGCATTGGGCATTTGAACTGGAACCTATTAGCGATCCAATTGCCGAGACAGATGTAAATACTCAGTATTTCTACCTTGAAAATACTGGCCTAGCTCAAACAACTATACTTACAAATTACACGCTTACAAGTGGTCAAAATACAACACCATCTATCCAATTCACTGGAACAAGTCAAGCGTCTAATTTTGGTTACCCACCAGTTAATAACAACCCCTCTGACCTGAACGAATGGGATTTATTTAATTACGATTCTGATACGCAGTTGCAATTTTCGTTTGACAACGGTCCAGAAGTAACTGTAACTGCTGTTTCTGAACAATTAATACAACCATTTACAGACTATACTGTTCGGGATACTGCGGGTAATGTTTTACGGCAATTGTATCAAAATATTGCTTTATTTGGTTTTAATGCTTATTCAAGTAAAACAATTCAAGACTTACGATCTTTTAGTGTTTTCGTGACTCAAGGTCGTAGCGTACGAAAACTGCGCACATCGGGTGAGGACGAGAGCGGACGGCCTTGGGGCGCTGAAAATTACGCCTATTACCCAACGGCACCAAACGGAGCCAGCAGTTTTGCGCCCGACATTTTTCTCGATACTATTCTGGATAAAGAAGATGGTATTGGTGATTATGCCGTAGTTAACGGTATAGACGTAAAACAACTTGCAATAACAAAACGTTTTTGCGCAGCTAACAATTTATACATGGATTGCATTATTGCCGATCCGCGTAGTTGGCGTGAGTTTTGGGTAGAGGCGGCACCATTTAATTTGCTGGAATTTGCCCGTATTGGCGGACGCGAAACACTTGTTCCGGCTGTTCCATACAACAGCACAACGGGTGCCATTTCTCGCACAGTTAATGTCAGCGCTATCTTTAACCAAGGTAATATTTTAGAAGATTCCTACAAAGAGGAGTACATTGACTTCGGTTCAAACGTACAAGACCTTATCGCAAGTGTTGTCTACAGTGACGTTCCAACAGATGCAATTTTTTCAAAGAAAAAATCTATTGACGTTCAACTTGCTGACACCGTAGAACTGGACGCAATTCGGCAAACGTTTGACCTATCTGCATACGTATCGAATGAGTCACAAGCAATTTTGTTTGGTAAATTAATGTGCAATACACGCAGGCATGTCCGCCAAGCTATCGAATTTAAAACTTACCCAACTTCGGATCCACTATCACCTGGCGCATACATATATGTCGACATCGGTCAAAATAGCTGGGATTCCATCCGCACAGGTCTTATCGGAGTTGGTGGCATCCTAAACGTTCCATTGGGTAACACTCCAAGTGATGGTACCTATAATTTCCGTTTGTATCGAAGTGATGCTGGGATGGTTACGTTAAACAACGTGACTGTAGTAGGCGGTATTTCAAGTGCCTTAGCAAATTATGAGAACTACCTATTTGTCTTAGGTGTCGAGACGACCACTCGACGGGTATTCCGAGTCAGTGAAGTGACCATGGATGAAGAAGGCGAAATCACGGTGCGGGCCACCATTTATCCGTGTACCACAGACAGCCAATCCCTGATTGCCGATTTCAGTGACAATCTTTTTACGGTTCAACGCTAAGATAGGTCTACCGTAGTACCTCCCTGGCAATGGCGTTTTACACAGGCCGCACTGGCGCCTTATACCTCACAAGCGCTGGCACTGGCGAAGTCACGCCTAGTGCCACAGAACAAGCATTGAAACTGCGCGACTGGTCTTTGGATACCACCCTCGAATTGCTGGAGACCACCACGGTTGACACCGCTGTAAAGAGCTATACGCCCGGTTCGTCTAGCGCAACAGGCAGTGCAACGGTTATGTACTACAGGCGTGAAGGTACGACCAGCACGGAACCCGGCACCCAGTTTGATCAGTTTTTGTCCAAGCTGATGAAAACTTCAACTGCTGGCGTGACTGAAGCTGACCGCGTAGGCATCATTCTGCGCGTGGGCCAAACTCCAGGTAGCGGTAACGACATTAAAGACGACATCGCTTTTAACGCTTACATCACAAGCGCCGGACTCCGCGTCAGCACTGGTGAGTTGAGTTCTGTTGCTATCCAGTTCACCGTGGACGGACCCTTCCGTGAACTGATTGACGCATGACCTACTTTCTAGGTCAACACGGCAAGATCAAGCTGCGCCGTAAATCTGCTGGAACGTTTAGTTCATCGGTATCACCTGCCGATGTCAATACCGTTCTCAACCGTTTTGGCTTTGACGGATCAGTAGAAAACCTGCTTACAGGTGACCAACTCGTCATCAGCACCACGGACGCACGGGGCTTGGACTTTTTGCCCACTTCAACGTGGCCCGATGGTGGTGGAGCAACACTTAATCAAGTTGTTGTTTACAGCAATGTTAATGCTATTGGGGGTATCAGATTATTTAACACATTTAGTGATGCAATTAATAACAATAGAGCTGCCGAATACCCGCTGGAAGCTTTTACTGGCGCAGCAATTCCAATTGACGTACAGATCTACGGGTCTGTGGAGCGCGTACTAGGTGACGTGACGGGGTACAGTTTTAATACAGACCGCGAAGCCCTTGATACCACTACGATGTCAGACCGCTTTAAGCGGATGTACTCAGCTGGATTGATCAGTGGCGCTGGATCTATTGACTGCCTTTTCAGCGTCAGCAATAGCGGCCTAGTTGAAAATTCCTTGCTGATGCTTCAACTTATTAACCGTACAGACATTGGCAGTGAATTTGAGTGCTACTTACAAATTACAGACAGCGATGTCTACACTACAACTCCAGATATTTATTACGAATTTTCAGCAGTCATAACACGAGCTGGCATCGAAGTCCGAACGGATCAAGTCATCAGCTGTGCCATCGACTTTGCTACCACCGGGGAGATCAAGCTTTTGATCGGTGAGCCGTCTGGTTACATCCTCAAGGAAGACACGGATCGTCTGCGGCTACAGCAGAATCTTGACTTCCTGCTAACAGAGGTCACAGACTAGACTGGCAGTAGCATTGTTGTCTCGCGGAGTTTTAACGGGTGGCTGACCAAAGAATCACACAGCTGACCCAGCTCAGCGAGGCGAACGTAGCAGCCACCGACGTGCTGCCTATCGTTGACATCAGCGCGAGCGAAACCAAAAAAGTCACCGCCAAAGACCTATTTGAGGCTGGTGCAACCCTGGCTGATTCGGCCAGCATTGATCTTGCCAAACTCAACCAATCCAGTGCCACCAAACTTGGCACCGTAGCTCTAGCCGACGATTTGATCACAGCGGCCAAACTGGCCAACGATTCCAGCATTAACTACGGCCCAACCGAGCCAAGCACCGATAATTTTGAAGGTCGCGGCCACGTCAGCAGCAGCACCAAATATCTGAAGGTCTACGACGGTAGTGTTTACCAGCAAGTTGTTGCGCCAACTGCTGGCATTGAAGACCTTGCGGTCACTACCGGAAAGATTGCGGCCAACGCGGTCACCACTGCGAAAATTGACGCCGCCGGTCTTGGTACAGCTGCCATTGCCAACCTGGCTATTACCGCAGCAAAAATTGCGGATGCCACGATCACCTCGGCCAAGTTTGTGGCTGGATCCGTTGATGCAGCAGCCATCGCCACCAACGCTGTCGGGTCTGATGAACTTGCCGACAACGCCGTCGATACCGCTGCCATTGCCAGTGGTGCGGTTATCGAGGCCAAACTGGGCACTGGATCTGTAACCGAAACCAAACTTGGTACAGCCGCAGTAACCGTAACCAAAATTGCTGACACATCCATTACGTATGCCAAACTCAACTTGGCAGACGGCAGTATTCCTGGAGCAAAACTTGCTGCTGATTCGGTCGGCGCAGGGCAACTAGCCGCAGACTCGGTAAACACAAGTGAACTTATCAACAGTGCGGTTACAGGGGCAAAAATTGCCGATGGCACCATCACATCGGGCAAATTTCAAGCTGGCGCAGTTGATACCGCCGCCATCGGCACCTCGGCGGTTAATACAGATGAACTAGCCGCCAGTGCAGTCACTTACGCCAAGATCCAAAACGTCAGTGCCACCGACAAACTCCTCGGTCGATCTACTGCTGGAGCTGGGGTAGTTGAAGAAATTTCCCTGACTGCTGCAGGTCGTGCCCTGCTAGATGATGCAGATGCAGCAGCACAACGCACCACCCTTGGCCTTGGCACCCTTGCCACGCAAAACGGCACATTTTCAGGTACACATTCTGGTACAACTAGCGGCACCA